AGCAACTCGATCCCATTCCTGCGAAGCGCCGACTGTTCCTTACTGGGACACCAATCCTCAATCGTCCGATCGAACTCTGGCCCGTCATTAAGGCTTTGGCTCCGAAGTTTGAAAAAGACAAACGAGCCTTCGGAATGAAATATTGTGCAGCCCATCACAATGGTTTTGGGTGGGATTTTAAAGGTGCATCCAACCTGGATGATCTACAATTAAGATTGCGCTCTTTATTCATGGTGCGGCGGCTTAAAAAAGACGTGCTCAAGGAACTGCCCCCGAAACGGCGTCAGGTCCTGGTGCTCGAGGCCGCGGGTCTGGAAGACCTATTGGAGAAGGAGAAGCAAACATATGAGCAGTATAAGGAGTTTGTTATTGAAGGCAAATTCGAGACCCCGGAGTTTGGAAAGATGTCCGAAGTGCGGAAAGCCGTGGCCGTTGCCAAGATTCCCTTTATCCTCGATCACATTAAAGACGTCCTGGTCGAGCAAGATAAAATCGTCGTGTTCGTACATCATCACGAGGTTGTTGATGCTCTTTCTGCTGCTCTTGGGAATTCTGCCGTACACGTTGACGGACGCGCTAAAAACGAAGACCGACAGGCGGCCGTAGATCGTTTTCAAACAGATCCGACCTGTAAAGTTTTTGTTGGAACGATTAGGGCGGCGGGCGTAGGAATCACATTGACCGCAGCTTCTACGGTAATCTTCGGAGAGCTATCTTGGACACCTTCGGAAATGTCCCAAGCAGAAGATAGATGCCACCGCATAGGTCAAAAAGACGCAGTTTTCGTCAGGCACCTGGTTCTTGAGAACAGTTTGGATGAAAGGCAATCCCAATTAATTATTCAAAAACAAGAAGTGATTGACAGGAGCTTAGATGCACCTACGACATAAACTTACTGGACAAACATTTGGTAAATGGTTGGTACTCGATCGAGCTTTTTCTTACAAAAAGAATCGAACGGAGTGGTTGTGTTGTTGTTCTTGCGGCTTAAAGAAGATCATATCCAGCGGAGACCTTGTGTCCGGACACAGCAAAGGGTGTCGAAAGTGTGCCGCGAAAGAGCGCGGGCCATTAACACACGGTTTGTGTGGAACAAAAAGATATGAGTTGTATCACAACGCGCGTTATCGAGCAAAACGAGATCGAGTTCCTTTCGACATTCGTCCTGAAGACATTCCTTTAGTGCCAAAGTTTTGCCCTCTTCTGGGTATTCCAATCACCCAAAACAACAAAAAGTGCGGCCCCAACAGTCCGACCCTCGATCGAATTCTTCCGCTATTGGGGTACACAAAAGAAAATATTTGGATAATCAGTCATCGAGCAAACACAGTCAAATCAGATGCTTCTGTAGATGAGTTGATTATTTTAGCAAAGAATCTAGCGAATCGTCGAATTCAAGAATTGGACGTAGCAATAAACAAAAAGAAAGAGGAGGCAGCATGACAATTGAGCAAGCGTGTGGTTTGATCGCCCATGAAACCTATAAAGCTACACTTAAACATGTACCAATGAATAGTGCCCACGAGGGTTACGCTGTAATTCTCGAGGAACTCGAGGAGTTGTGGGACGAAATTAAGCAGCAACAGCCCGATCGAGACAAACTATTATTGGAAGCGTCTCACGTCGGTGCTATGGCCGCTCGATTCATCGTGGACGTCTGTCGATGATTGCGTTCTATGCTTGCGTGGGCGGAATTATTCTCTTGACAGTCACCGTCTTTTCGAGTAAATTGGCAGAGAGGAGCAACAAAAGGTGAAAGCTAACACCGTCACCAAAATCCATCTCATCTGCCCGGTCTGCAAAGAGCCCGGTCACTGCATTGATTATCTCGAGGCCGGCCGTTCGACAATTGCGGATTGTGATCACTGCGGCGCCTACTTCAAACTGTCACGCCGCGCGACCACCCTGGCTCCATCCTACGAGATCGAAGTGCTGAAAGAAAAGAAGCAGCGAGTAGTTGTCACTCTTCAATCCACTACCGAACCACCAATCACGCTTAAGGTAAACGATTGGATGTATCCAAGTCCCGACGTGCTGTTTTATCAGTCCAGGGAAAGCGGAGTTCGATCTGAGACTCTCCAGGAGTTTTGGGACCACAAGAAATATTACTACGACATTCACTGTTGCCCCGCGCCAACGCTACGAAACAACTTGGAGGAAATCATTGTTGGTGATTCGGCCGACCCACACGGGCTTTTCAGATTTGTTTCAGTAGAACTTCCGAAGGAGGAAGAATGAGTAAAGAGCTACAGCAATATGAAGACAAGTATTTGCCCGACACCAAGCGCTTGATGCGCAACGATGTTCTGCCCTTTGTCTACGTTCCTGTCCGGTCATATCTAGGCATCGACATGGACGGCGTGATTACAATCCCGATCGAAGAACTCATAATCAAGGGGGCTTTAGATGAGCACAGCAACACACAGAGTTGACGTTGTACGAATCAAGGAAGTCCGGGTCCACCCGAATGCCGACAAGCTAGAGATCATCCCGATCGAAGGCTACCAGGCAGTCGTGGGAAAAGGCCAATTCAAGGTGGGCGACTTGGGCTACTACATCCCACCAGACAGCGTTGTACCCGATCGACCGGAGTATGATTTCCTTTGGAAGGGCGCAGTTGAGGGCCCAGTGCCTATCAAGCGGCGCCGTATCGCAGCCAAGCGACTCCGCGGCGAGTGGAGTGAAGGCCTACTCATGCCAATAGAATGCTATGATATGAAGGACGAAAGCGTGTGGTTGGTCACAAAATCAGACCACGAAAACATGCGGGTAAAAGAGGGAGATGATGTTGCCGAGTTCCTGGGCATCACGCACTACGACCCGCCCGAAGATCAGGTCGTCACCGGCACCAACGAAGGCGCGGTACGCGGCCCGAAGATTCCCCGGACGTTCCGCGGATGGGTCAACTTCATTAAACGGTGGGCGCACGGCGAGCGCCGCGAGGGCGGTCCAGCCCTGCCAGTCTACGACGTGGAGGCGCTCAAGAAGCACATGCACGTCTTCGAGGAAGGTGAGCAGGTTTATGCCAGCGAGAAGATTCATGGCAGCAACGCCCGCTATTCCTACAGTAAGGGCTTCTTCGGTTGGGGCCACATGTACGCCGGCAGCCGTCAGCTTTGGAAGGCACTCAACTCCAACTGCACCTGGCGCCGTGCGCTTAAGGACAATTCATGGATTGAAGAGTGGTGCAAGAAGCACCCAGGCTATGCTCTCTATGGCGAAGTGACGCCAACCCAGAAAGGATTCGAGTACGGGTCGAACAAGGTGCAATTCTTCCCGTTCGACATTCGGACGCCCGATGGTAAATGGGCCGAAGTGTGGGGCCCGGAGTGGGGTTGGGAAAAGATCTTTACTCACAGTCCCGCTATGCTTTATGATGGACCTTTCGACTTCGAGAAGTTAAAGGCGCTGGCCGACGGCCCCTCGCATGTTGAAGGCACCAAACACATGCGTGAAGGCATCGTGATCAAGGCTAGGCCGGAGCGCGAGGCGCATAACCTGGGCCGCGTGCAACTCAAGATCGTGAGCAATGCATTTTTGGAGAAGGACGCCAAGTAGATGTCTAGCCCACTTAAGAGGGCCGGGTGCGCGTTGGGCAACGCACATCCTGGTTAGACCCGGCCTTCACAAATTTTTGGAGGAGCAATGACAAAAACAGAACAAAAGAGATGGACGGAGATTTTTAGCAAGAATCTGGATGAAGCGATCAATCAGCTTAAATGGATTCGCGAGTCGCCGCAGAATTGTCGCGTGATGGCGAATCGTATCGGTATATCCGGACGGACGAAAGAGTTTGTTCTTCACGCTCTTATGCCCACCGGTTTACGAGAGGCTTTGAGCCAAAAGTATCCCGATAGCGGAGTGACACCCCTATGAAAGCAATCACCCTATGGCAACCCTGGGCCAGTCTAATCATAGACGGCTACAAGCACATCGAGACACGCTCGAATCCTTGGTACTACGAAGGTCTTGTGGCGATCCACGCCGGTCTGCACGTCAATCCCGAAGCCTGCTATCAGTTCGGGTACAACCCACTGACGATTCCAACCGGAGCTATTCTGGGTATAGTTCGCAAAACCGGTCTGTTTCATTTTGAAAAGGCTGCCGAAGAGAAACTATATCACGTCGATTGCTTCGGAGATTTTACGCCGGGTCGTTACGGATATCCTATGACTCTTGTCGAGAAGTTTGCCAAACCGATACCGGCGAAAGGACACCAGGGATTCTGGGACTGGGAGGCATAATGTTGGATGTCTTGACAGTCATCGCGGTTTGTGCTATCATGATCATTATTGTGGATGATCTTTTAGAAGGACAGGTTGACAAATGAAGCTCGCGGAGCAGGCAACCATTTTCTTTGAGCAGATTCAGACGCGCAAGCGGCACCCGGTAAAACCGGCGACGCTATCGGCGTATCGGAATGCGATCAACAGTTGGATCCTTCCATCGATCGGTCAGCAGGATCTGGAGACGTTTAGCAACGGCGCTCTCAAAGCCTTCATCCACAAGTTGACTGTGTTGCGCAAGTCTCCGGCCACAATCCAGCAGATCGTTACCGTTGTGAAGTCGATAGTAGCCTCCGCAGTCACGCCGGAAGGGGACCTGTTGTATCCTCGAATCTGGAACAACGCCTTCCTCGATCTTCCAGATATCGGGCCCCAGAAGGCTCCTACGCTCACCCAGGAGCAGCTTAGAGCTGCCCTGCGGTCTGAGCACGGCGTATTCTATGCCTTCCTGGCAGGTACTGGCCTTCGTATTGGGGAGGCCCTAGCCGTACGATGGGGAGATGATGGCACGCATACCTGCCTGGACCCCGAAAACGCTGTGGTGCGTGTCCGGACAAAGCTCTGGTACAAGCAGGAAGGGACCCCTAAAACCGATGCCGGTATTCGAGAAGTCGACCTGGACCCTCGATTGAACGCCCTTCTGTCGTGTGCTACAACCACTGTGGCAGGCGAGCCTATATTTAACAAGGATGGAAAGTTTCTGTGCGAGGGAACTATGCGGGCCCATCTTAAGTCCCTGGGTATTTGTGGCTTCCATACCTTTCGACGTTACCGCATCACGCGGCTCCGCGAGCTAGGGACGCCGGAAGACATTGTTCGATACTGGGCAGGCCACGCTGGAGGCGGCATCACCGATCGGTACAGCAAGTTGGCCGAAAACAAAGAGCTTCGGAAGCAATGGGCCGTCCGGGCCGGCCTGGGATTCGAGTTGCCGGAAATTAAGAAGGAGAAAAAAGATGAATGAACATACATCAGGCTGGAGGCGGTTTTGAAACGCCTTTTAATGGGCAGTTAAAAGGCGAAAGGAGACTTACAAATGAATGCCACTCGACACGCCAAGCTGTTGACGCTCTTGCAAGAATGTACGCCAATCGATCCGCGGGATCTGAAACAGATG